ACGTGTGCTCTTCCGATCTTACCACTCCGGGGATCTTATTACTGCAGATATCCTGTCGGACCGAATGTGTACTTCTTTCCGTTGATCGTTAGCGTTTCATTTTTCGCCATCTTACCGTCTGATTTAAAATAGTAATCAGCTTCCTTAAGGCTCAGCCATTTGTTCTTATACATGGCACCGAGCGGAGATGCCGATGTTGCTTTCATATTGTACCAGTAATAATCATCTCCTGCTTGTCTCCATCCGGTAAGCATCTGGCCTGTCTGATAACGTCTGTCTTCTCCGGATTTAACAAGATAATAGTCGTTACCGGCATATCCTTTTAACTCACCTTCCAGTAGTGTTCCCTGTGCATGTTTTCCTTCTCTCTTCGCTCGTAGATAGAAATAGTTTCTACCTGCCAGAACCCAACCGGTTAACATAGCCCCAACCGGTTTCTTTGGTGCGACTACTCCATCATTCAGGAAGTACCATTCCCCGTCAATTTTATTCCAGCCGGTCCGCATTCCCCCTGTTCCGTTAAGCCAGTAGAAATTTCCCTGGTACTGAATCCACTGATTCTGGACAACGTACCCTTTCTCGTTAAACCAGTAAAATGTCCCTGCTATTTTTCTCCAACAGTTCCGTGGATAGCTTCCATCCGGATCCTGCCACCAGTCACCGACTTTGTCTTTTATCCATTTTCCCGTCGTTTTTTTCTTCACAATAATTCCGAAAGCCCTGAGGATTCCTTCCGCGATTTCCGCAATATGATCATTAAAAATTTTTCTGTCCTGATCATTGTCAATAAATCCGCATTCCATTAAACGATAATTCAGCCCTCTCTTGACAGCCCGGTCTGCATTTGCCAGGTCAGAACGATACTTGATATTCTCGGCTCTTCCAGGCATTAATGTAGAGATAAAAAGAGCAAGTGACAAATCGTATTCGTCTGGAGCGAATCCCTCTTTGATGATGATATGTCCGCCTCGTGCCAATCCACCGCCTGCATCCATATGCAGCTCTAAAATTTTTGAATCTTCCGAGAAGTTGTAAGTACTTATCAGCTTATCTCTGTACCAGTTTTTACTCGTATCCCCAAGAATGACCGCTTCTCCGCCAAGTTCTTTAATTTTGGCGGCCAACGCTCTGACTCGTTCTGCTTCGGTGTATCCTCCTCCTACTGCGCCAGAATCTCCCTCTCCGTGTCCAGCAATTAAAAATAATTTCATATTACTCTCCTTTCATGTCTTCTATGCATCTCTTGCACCGGTACAATTCTACTTTTTCTTATATGCGTTTCTGTTCCACATCTCTGCCACTCTCTCCCAGCCACCAGTACTGACCAGGTAAACTATAAAAGCGGCAATGAATGATGCGAAAATGTAATACCACTCAATCACTATCTGATAATAGGTGCACAAGACGATCACTGCTGCCGGTGTCAGGAGCAGTGATGTGATCAGTGCCACAACATTCGTCTGTATTTTCTTCAATGCTGGCATCTCCTTGATTGCCTGCACGATCACGCTGACCAAGAAGGCCAGCACTCCGATTCCTGCCAAAATGTAACTCATATACTGCATTAATGTTTCAATGTTCATGTTCGATTCCCTCCAAATCACTAATTCTATGGTTTGCAACTCTAATCTGTTCCTCTTGAACAGAAAGCCTCTGTTCAATACTATATGTTCGCTCAACTACATTATTGTGCTTATCTACTCTTTTGGTTAGCTCATCCAGCTTGTATTCCATAAGAGCTCTTGTCTTTTCCTGCTGTCCGTGATTGTTCAGTAGACAAATCACTAGTGTTACGCCTGCTGAGATGCAGGCTGAAATAATTGTTTCCATAGCCATACTTCTTTCTTTAAAATTTATATCTGGGTCTCTCTTCTCCCCACAATAACCATCTGATCCAATCATCCAGGTAAACTGCCACTGCTGAAAGAAAAAACCATAATACTGTAAACTGCGGACAGATCTGTCCCCATAAATTACCTGGCAGATTACTATAATCCAATACATTCCATCCCAATATGATATTTACAATAGTTCCGACAATCAACTCCAATAACGTTATAATGATAGCTCCTGCTGCCATAGCAGTACCTCCATGAGCCGCATAAACTCTGGGGTTTTCGGTGTTTTTGTGTACCACCTGTATATCACGGTTGTCAGTTAATTCAAACGAGTTTCTTCTTATTTAAATAGCTCAGGGTAATTTGATGATACAATATTCAGTCCCTCTGAAAATCATTTTTATGTTTCTTTCGGTTTCGCTGTGCCCGTGCAGGATACCGGGAAATCATAAGGATAGTCATACGGATAATCTGCTGTCTCCTGAATCTGCACAGATATGGTAAACTTTTCCCCTGTCCCGACAGGATTTTTGCTCAATTTGATTTCCGTGATTGTCAGCATCATACCACCTCTACTTCTATCCTTACTTTCCTCGTTGAATCAGCAACCACATAAGTAACTTCCAGTATATAAGACTTCGCCTTTTGCACTGGTGCAATTTTAATATCCAGATAATGACCATTGATCTCGCATTCTCCATGAGATTCAACTTCTCCAAACCGTGACAGACTGTAAGATGCTGCCAGAATGGTAAATGGTTCATTATTCGGACTTCTTACCAGCAGTTTGACATGTTTGTCCTCACCCTGGATAAATCTTACTCTATTCACAACAGCACCTCCCATGACACGGATGAACCACATCCACACAAAATTCTTCCTGAACTACTTCCACGGTATACTCATATGGTATGAGATGGATGCATAGAGTAGCTGGATCCACGATTAACAGTAACTTCGTGCAAAATGCTATATTACCCGCCTCGTCTTCTGCAGTCACTTCTACCACATACATCCCATCAAGATCATAGGGGATCGTGACTTTCCACAGATCCCCTTCTGCCCGTTCAAAGATAACCTCTTTCCCGTCTACCTTGCCGGTTGCCTTCACAACCATAACAGAACCTCCTAGTCCGTAATCTCTACAGCAATCACAAAGGTCTTACCACAATCAACCGGATTCGGAGTCAGGGTGATAGACTCGATCACCGGAGCGGCTGTATCAAGCGTTACATTTCTCGTGATCGTTGTAGTCTTACCTGCTTTGTCCTTGGCAATGATCGTAATCTTGTTTGCACCATTGGTCAGCGTTACATCCTTGCTAAAGGATCCATCTGTCCCAACTGTAGCCGCTGCACCATTTACAGTAACTGTAACCGGCTTAGATGTTGCATCGTCTGTCTTACCTGTAACAGTAATAGTTGTCTTATTTGTCACAAGATCTTCTGCCGGTGCTGTAATCGTCAGAGTCGGCGGTACTGTATCCACTGTAAAGATTGCTGTCTTCGCTGAAGCTGCATTTCCATCATTATCTGATGCTGTCACAGAAATTGTGTGACTTCCATCTTTCAGTGCGGTAGTCGGTGTATAGCTGCATTCATATCCACCTGTGATTGCTGTCTTTGTAACTGTAACGGCTGTACCATCCAGCTTCATTGCGATTGTACCGGAATTTACACCAGAATCTGCATCTGTTACCGTAAACTTGATGGTCGGTGTTGCGTTTGTAATATAAGAACCGGCTGTCGGTGCAGTGATACTGATTACCGGAGCTACCTTCTCTTTGACTCTGATCTTCAGAGAGGAACCAAGTGTTGCACGGCTCTGATCAACGGTCGTTGTATTTCCTGCCACGTCTGTAGCCTTTACCGTACCGCCCAGAACGTGGTCCGTCTGGCTATAACTGGATTTACTTGGTGCAGTTACCGTTGCTTCCCATTTTCCTGATGTTGAATTGTATGTCAGATTAATCATCTGACCATTAAATATATACTGTGCTGTTTTTACTGCCATCTGTTTTCACCTCTACTCCTGTGTCTCATCTGTAACAAGTTCGCCCATTCCGGAATCTTCCAGGATCTCTTTTACCTTATCTTTCAAAAGTCTTGGAACCTGTTCATACGTTTTCTTTCCCAACATAATCTGCTGTGCCCATAACATTGCCATCATTTCTTTACCTCCGTTGTTTTGTAGCATTATGAATAAATTGGTTAATAGAGTTACCATTACTGATATACCAGCTCAGACATTTCCAGAAGACAGCCCTCTAACTGGTCAATCTTCTCCTTCATGTCTGCCTTTTCTTTCTCAAGTGCCTTGATTCGGTCTTCCGGTGCCTGCTCTTCCTGGTACATGACAATTCCAAGAATGCCCGCTGTATACTTCACAACAGCATCAAACTTCGTATAATTTTCATAGCATGCAAGCTCCGATCCACGCTCCTGGACTGTCATCTTCTTTGTTGTCATGGGGTCTGAAAAAATTGCTTTGATCTCATCCTCTGTTGCTGAGATTGTTTTGAGATCGGAAGAGCACACGTCTGAACTCCAGTCACCTTGTAATCT